CGGGGCGCGGCCTCCGCCACGGGCAAAGCCGGTGTTGCTCTTGCAGCTGGATATGAGTGTAAAGCAATGGGTGCTCTTGGCTGCGCGATCTGCTGTGTCGAGCGCGGCGAATGGGACGGGGAGGCACATCCGATTATTGCTGTCAAGGCGGCAATTGTCGACGGCGAGAAGATCAAGGCCGATACCTGGTATCGGCTGAAGAACGGTGAATTTGAGGAGGTAAGGTAAATGGCAATCAAGAAACCCGCTGAACTGGATTTCAGCAACAAGAAATTCATGTGCATCATTTCCGGGCAGCCCGGATTGGGCAAGACGACACTGGCCCTTTCGGCCCCGAAGCCGTTTCTGTTCGACACGGACAATGGCATTGCCCGCGTCAGGCCGGAGCAGCGCGGCGTGACGTCTGTGGTGGAATCCTACGAAGAAATGCTTGGCGATATGGACTCCGACGAATACAAGGCGGCTGAGTCCGTCGTGATCGATACCGGCGGTATGCTGGTACAGCTGATGAAGGACTGGGCAAAGAAGCAGGACAGCAAGGCCACGAAGGATGGGCGCGCCATGTACGGCGTGATCAAATCCGAGTTCGACCGGCTGTGTTACCAGATCCGCGCAAAGGACAGGAAGCATTTGATCGTGGTGTTCCACACGACGGAACAGCAGAAGGGCGACACCATCCAGACGCGCCTTTCCTGCGAGGGCGGCGCAAAAGATATCGTCTGGACGCCTGCGGACTTCGGCGGCTATATGTTCATGATGGGCAACAAGCGCATGATCGGCTTTACACCGACAGACGAATACTTTGCAAAAGGCTGCTTCGGTGTGCGCGGCGTGATGCAGCTGCCGGAACTCAAGCCCGGCCAGAAGTCCACGTTCCTAACAGATCTGTTCCGTAAGGCGCAGGAGGATATCAATGCGCAGGCCGCAATCTACAACGGTGAGAAAGCAGCCTACGACGCAGCAATGAAATCCGGGCGCGCCTTTATCGCCCTTGTCGGCGACCCCGAAACAGCGCTCAAAGCACGAGAAGGGCTTGCAAAGATCGAGCACGCGCTGACGAGCGCGGCAGAACTCGGCGCAGAATTCAAGCGCAAATACAAAGAGCTTGGGCTGAAATACGATAAGGAGGCTGGGGCCTATGTATTGGTTGACACAAAGCCTGCTGAGCAGCTGGAAGCACTTTCTTGATGCGGATGATGCGTATGCGGACGCGGCGCTGTCCTCCTTCCTCTCCACGCTTCGGCGTGAAGAGAAGGAAACAACGCAGGCGATGCAGGCTGGCATTGACTTCGAGGCGGCGATCAACAGCACGGTTGCTGGCGTACCAATTGAGCCTGTCAGCGAGAAATACGACCGGGCTGTAGCAAAGTTTTCCCGTATCTGTACAGGAGGTCAACCGCAAGTGCCGGTTGCCGGACGGCTTCGTGTGGCGGGCTTGGATTTCCAGTTATACGGCGTCTGCGACTACGTAAAGGCCGGAATCATCTACGATATCAAGCGTGTACAGCGGTACGAATACGGCAAGTACCTGCACAGCCCGCAGCACCCGATGTATCTGCATCTGCTACCCGGCGCGTCGAAATTTACATATCTGATCTTCGACGGCGCGAACACTTACGCGGAAACGTACCGGCGCGGCGATTTCGAGCCTATCGAAGATACGATTTCATGCTTTATCAACTGGCTTTTGGCAAACGGTTATATCAACGATTATTTTACACATTGGGAAATGAACACTGAAAGGATGGACAAGATAGATGGGATTTAAAGCAGTAAAGAATGATGGCGGTCTGATGAAGGCTGGCGATTATGAGTGCTATTTGAAATCGTGCGGCTACAGCGTAACGAAGAACGGAAACGAATGCATCAAGTTTGACTTCGTCGTCCGTGAGGACGTCGAGCAGGAATACCAGAAGAAGCACATCTTCAAGAACTTCTGGCCCGACCGCGACACCGGGGAGTACGACGCCGACAAGATCGGCAAATATGCAAATGCGCTTGGCATTGAGCCGGGCACCGATTTTGAACTTGACGATCTGGTAGGCCGCAACTGCATTTTGCACATGGAGCCGTTTGAGGGCAATGACGGTGTGACGCGCGACTGTATCCGGTATCTCAAGCCCAGCAAGGCAGACTCCTTTGTAACGCCCGCACCGGCCAGCGCAGAGGAGTTCAAACAGCTTGACGAAGACGACGACGAACTGCCGTTCTGAGGGCTGAAATATGCCGAACAGAATTATTCGGGAAAGCATCTGCACAAGCGATAGCGTCGACAAACTCTCGTGGTTTGAAGAAGTTCTGTTTTATCGGCTCATTGTAAACTGTGATGATTTCGGACGCTTTGACGGGAGAGCGGCGGGAGTGAAAAACCGCCTCTTCCCGCTGAAAGAAAACCTCACGCTCAAAACTGTAGAAAATGCTCTTCATGGGCTGGCGAGTGCTGGATTGATTGCTCTGTATGTGTTTGAGGGCAAGCGCTTCCTTTACCTACCAACATGGGGCAAGTATCAGACGCAGCGTGCGAAGGTAAGCAAATTCCCGTCGCCTGATGACGGGAAACAAGCGGACGAAATCATTTGCAAGCAAATGCGTGCAGATGTTCCCGTATTCGAGAATCGAGAATCGAGAATCGAATTCGCTATTCGAGATGCGGAAGATAGCGCGGAGCCGCAAGCGGCATCCACGCCGCCAGCAATCTCTCTGCCGCTGAATGATGGAACGGGATATTCCGTTTCCGTGGAGCAATGCCAGGAATGGGCGGGCTTGTACCCTGCTGTCGACGTGATACAGCAGCTGCGGAACATGAGGGGCTGGTTGGACGCAAATCCGGCCAAACGGAAAACAAAGCGCGGGATCAATGCGTTTATTGTCCGCTGGCTGGCAAAAGAACAGGACAAGGGCGGAACACAGCCTGCACAGTACAGCCGCGCTGCAAAGCCCGGCTACGGCGTGCAGGGGCATCATGACGAACTGAATCCGTTAGAGCGTGCAGCTGTGGACAGGGTGATGGGGCCGGTGTCAAAGGGCGCTGCCCGATTGCAGCAAGGCGTGCAGCGCCACGGGGACGAACTTGATTCGATCCAGCTGGAGGCGGTCGAGCGAATGCTTGCGGAAAACAAGGAGGATAAGACATGAACAAAGACTTGATGTTTTCAAGCGCAACCGACTTGTGGGCGACGCCACAGGGCTTTTTTGACGAACTAAACGAAGAGTTCGCATTTGAGACAGATGTCTGCGCGATTCCAGAAAACGCAAAATGCGCACGATATTTTACGCCTGATGACGACGGACTCGTGCAAAAATGGGCCGGCGTATGTTGGTGCAATCCTCCGTATGGCCGCGAGATCGGGAAATGGGTACAAAAAGCGGCAGAATCCGCAGAAAATGGAGCGACGGTAGTCATGTTGCTTCCTGCAAGAACAGATACGCGGTGGTTCCATCGGTACATATACGGGATGAGAGAGATCCGCTTTATCGCTGGGCGTCTAAAGTTTGGTGGAAGCAAAAACAGCGCTCCTTTCCCAAGTATGGTTGTGGTATTCAGGAAGGCAGACGGGCGAGGACGTTATGCACTGGTGGATGGAGGACGGCGTTTTGCCGGGACAAATGGTTCTTGAAGGAATGGAGGATATATGACATACGAGGAAATTATACAGGCGCTGCGGTGCTGCGCAGAGGGCGAGTGCAAAGACTGCGCCATGCATGAGGATAAGCAGCGCTGCCAAGAGAATTTATTGGACAAAGCCTCTGAAGCCATCGAGCGCCTGACCGCCGAGAACGCGAAGGCAGAAGCCGAGAGGGACGCGCTGCGGGAGAAGAAGCGGTGGATTTCCGTGACAGAAAAAACGCCAGAGTATGATATGCCGCAGCTTGCGCTAAATGCTGACGGGGAGGCACTCATTGCAAATTACGCATACGGCGAATGGTTTGATACATGGGGGCAAGACGTGGAGGTCACCCACTGGATGCCGCTGCCGGAAGCGCCGGAGGGGAATAATGCCACCTAAAGAAAATCTTGAAAGAGCTTGTGAAGAGTGCATCCATTTTTTTGCGTGCTCCAGACAATGCGGCGAGCCGATGGCACAGCGTAGCGCCACTGGCTGTGAGTGCTACGAGACGGTTAAAAGCAGTATGGCGTATTATGTCGGGACACTGGATGGAGCCAAAGGAAAAATCCCAAATCGCCTCCGCGAGCTTGCCGAGGCAGACAAGGACGGGCGCGTGGTGGTGCTGCCGTGCAGGCAGGGAGATGAACTGTGGACGTACTGCAATCACCCGGTTAAGCGGGTATATAGTTTTACCGTATCGGATGTGAGCACGCTGAACGGGCGAACCGTGCTGAATACGCTAGGGCTCGGCACGATCAGGCCGGAGGACATCGGCAAAACCGTATTTTTAACCCGAGAAGAAGCCGAGAAGGCTTTGCAGGAAATGGAGGGAAAGGCATGAGCAACCAGGGAGTAATCCGTGGGACAATTGATGGACAGGAAAAGTATTGCAGAATCCCAATCCGTAGCCGCTTGTATGAATCCGTGATGGAAGATAATACGACGGAGCTTTCCTCGGAGGCGATTCTCGCCATGCCGCACGACAAGGCGGCTGCGGTGATTGATGCAATTATGGCGGACTGGCTCTACTGGCTCAAGAGAGCCGGGGAGTTGTGGGTACTGACGCGCAATTCCGCCGAGGAAACGGAGGGCAAGTAATGGAAGAACGAAATATCGACAGGATAAACGACATTCTTGAAAAGGCAAAATCTCAAGGATGGCTGGATGGATTTGATTTTTCGATTTTGATGCAGCGGCTTTTAATCCCAGATGGTGGATACATCATAGACACCGGAAATTGGGAAAATGTGAATGCGGAAGCTGCTTTGATGCTTTATGAGAAGATCAAAAGGCATCCGATACTTTGGAGACTTTTCTTCATGCTGTGAGAGGGGAGGTATTCGATGGGAACGATTCTAGCGATTGACCCCGGCAATACCAAATCTGGATATGTCATCGTTGAGCACGACGGCGAAGAAATTCGCCGCGTGCTGGACGCCGGGAAGATCGAGAACAACGTACTGCTGCCGCTGATCGCGCAGAAGGTTTACGGGAACGGATACGACGTTGCAATCGAGATGATCGCGGGCATGGGCATGACGGTCGGACAAGAGGTGTTCGACACCTGCGTCTGGGTCGGGCGATTCTGGGAAATTGCATTGAGATCTGGCGGATATGAGCCGAAAAGGATATACAGGCGAGAAGAAAAGCTATACCTGTGCGGCCGCCTGAGCGCGAAGGATAAGAACATTCGGCAGGCCCTAATAGACAGGTATGGAGTTGTCGGAACAAAAGCAAATCCGGGGTTTTTCTACGTGAATGGCGTCAAATTTGCAAAGGATATGTGGGCGGCGATGGCGGTAGCCGTGACGTATTTCGATAAGTACATCAAGGGGGTAAAGCTTTGAACAAGACGCAGCGAAAGCCGCCAAGACCGCCGATGCAGCTGACGTGCGATGCCTGCGGGAAAACGTTTATGCGCGCACCGTCCAAGTACAAGGCAAAATACAATTTTTGCAGCGAGGCGTGCGCCTGGGCGGCACATGGGGAAGCTGTGATGGGCCGGGCGGAGCGCGTGCGGATCCTGATTACACGATCAATCCCGGTATACCCGGAAATGCGGCCCGTTCGCGGGCGGATATATCCTGCCGAGAAATACAAATACAGGACAAACCGGACGGGCTACGTCGTCGAGGTGGGCGGCAAACGCGTATGTGTGAGGGTGGACGAATGCAGGGAAATCTAGGGCTTACACCGGTGCAGGCTCCGTGCAAAGGCTGTGCGGACAGGCACACCGGCTGTCACACGGACTGCACCCGATACATAGCATTCCGCCGGGAGGCGGACAGATACAAGCAGGAGCAATCAAAGGACGCGGCGAGATATGCAACGACAAGGGGCTGTATGCGGACGCTGCACGATGCGAACCGCGCAAAGCGGGAGGGGAGGCAACATTACTGATGAGCACGCCGCGATACGGCTGGTGGGCCTATGCAAAATGGATGATCCGCAGCTATAAGGGCGGCGGGCTGATGACGAAGGCCGAGCGCGCTGCCGTTGCGGATGCAATCGCAGAGACGGAACAGCTCGTTGACGGCGCGGAGCGACTCCGGCTCATAGATTTGGTTCTTTGGAAGCGGACGCATACCCTGCAGGGCGCTGCGATGGCGGTTTATGTGTCCGAACGCACCGCGCAGGAGTGGCACAGGCAATTTATTCGCCTTGTGGGGCAAAAAAGAGGGCTTTTGTGAAAAAGTCTGCGTCCCAGAGCCAAATTTAACATTTACTATAAGGGCGTAGAGATCAACTCTACGCCCTTCTTCATCGGCACCGCAGCGTTCTGCGGAAACCTCCTCCTCCTGTTCTCGTGTTCTCCGGTGTGAATAAATATATTTATTCACACACGGAGACACGAGAACGAAAGAATGAGGCAGAAAGGAGCGGCTATGGCGAGTTTGCGCGCCCTTGCACACAAGCTGCAAACAGCGCTCTTGTACAACGGAATCAAAATAAAAATCAATCAAATGCAGACCTATTCCGCGAAAAATGACAGGATGGTGACGAAATACATGGTTTACGAATATCGACCTGATGAAAAACCGAAGAATGTCACTTTGCTGGAAACTTACCAGATCGCGGATGTGGTGAAGCTGCTGGCAAGCCTTTACAGCGATGGCGGATGAAAAACTTACGCCGAAGCAGAAACGATTCTGCGAAGAATATCTGAAATCCGGGAACGCGACAGAAGCAGCGAAAAAGGCCGGGTACAAAGAAACATCATGCAGAGTGATTGCGGCAGAAAACCTGTCAAAACCAGCTATTTCTGCGTATATAAAGCGCAGGCTGGACGAACAAGAGGCTGCGCTTGTCGCAGATTCCAACGAAATTCTGAAATTTTACACTGCGGTCATGCGCGGGGAGATCAAAGATCAGTTCGGCATGGACGCATCGCTGTCCGATCGGCTGAAAGCCGGTGACAGCCTTATGAAGCGCTACGCGGCCGCTTCCGATCGCAACAGAACGACAATGGAGAAGCTTGATTCGATGCTGAAGGAGTTCCAAGATGCTGTTAAGTCCGAAGCAACGTGAATATGTGCTGAAAAGCGCCGGGCACAGATGGGGCTTCAAGGGCGGTGCAACACGCAGCGGGAAGACTTACCTCGATTTTCGATGGATCATACCGATCCGGATTCGTGAGCGAATCGGAAAAGATGGCCTGGCCGTCATTCTCGGCGTAACAAAATCCACGATTGAGCGAAATGTGCTGGAGCCGATGCGGAACATTTACGGGGACGAGCTTGTCGGCACGATCTCAAGCGACAATACTGCATGGATCTTCGGAGAGAAATGTTACTGCCTCGGAGCGGAGAAGGTTTCCCAAGTTTCCAAGATTCGCGGTGCGTCAATTAAATATTGCTATGGGGACGAAGTAGCTGACTGGTCGGAAGAAGTATTCGCGCTGCTGAAAAGCCGCCTTGACAAAGAATACTCCTGTTTCGATGGGACATACAATCCGCAGTATCCGAACCACTGGCTGAAAAGATTCTTGGACAGTGACGCGGACATTTTCAGCCAAACATACACGATAGACGATAACCCCTTTTTGCCGCCTGCGTTTGTAGAAAATCTGAAACGCGAGTACGAAGGAACCGTTTATTATGATCGCTACATCCGTGGGATTTGGGTAGCTGCGGAGGGTATTGTTTACAAGGACTTTGCCAACGACACGGCAAAGTATCTGATTGATGATCCTATAAAATGGACGGAAGAAAACGGCACAAAGTTCTCTGTTATTTCCATTGGCGTTGACTTCGGTGGAACGAAGTCTGCAACGAAATTTCAAGCCACCGGGATTACAAGGGATTTCCGGGTTGTGGCGTTGGAAGAAGAATACATCAAAAACGAAGAGATTGACCCAGATGCGTTAAACCGGCGCTTTGCTACGTTCTGTCAACTGATAACATCAAAGTATGGTTACAGCCAGACACGAGCGGATAGCGCGGAAACGGTGCTTATACGAGGTTTAGATCACACGGCACAAAAACTCCGGCTGGGTACCCAAGTCAAGAACGCGCTGAAAATGCAGATCACGGACAGAATAAGGCTTGTCGTGCTTCTGATGAAGCAAGGCAGGCTCAAGGTTTCACGGAGCTGCCCGCATTTGATCGATGCGTTCCAATCAGCAATTTATGACCCGGATAAGTTCGAGGACGAGCGTCTTGACGATGGGACATCCGATATTGACAGCCTCGATGCGTTTGAGTACAGCATAGAGCCTTATTACAAAGACCTGGAACGCGCCGGGCATATGATAGGACGGTGAAAGAGTGAACATACGCAGAGCATTAAAGGAGCTGGGCTTCGATACAGTTGGCATTGATTTCTACAAGCTGATCGGCGTGTGGGGAGACTGGTACAAAGGGAATGTCGAGGACTTTCACAGTTACACGGTATGGAATGGCATTGAAGAATTGGAATGCCACAGATATTCCGTAAGCATGGCGAAAAAGGTCTGCGAGGACTGGGCAAACCTGCTGATGAACGAGCGGGTAAACATCACGCTCGAGGGGAAGAAGGAGCAGGAGTTCGTAGACACGATTCTCTCGGAAAACAACTGGGAGGTCAAGGCAAACGAATCGCAGGAGCGCAAGGCAGCGCTTGGCACCGTCGCGTATGTTCCGGTCATTGAGGGAATGTCCATCAATCCGGATACCTCCGAAATTGTTGATCCTGGCCGCATCCGTATCAACTACGTCAGCGCGACGAACATTTATCCCCTGACGTGGGACAATGGAATCATCAGAGAGTGTGCGTTTGCCTCTACAAAAAAGGTGGACGATACAGAGTACACATATATTCAAGTTCACAGGCTGAACGGCGGCGAGTACGACATCGAGAACCATTTGTATGATTCCGAAGAAGTCCCTCTGACCAGTGTAAAGGGATTTGAAACAATTCCGCCTGTTGTACACACAGGGAGCGACAGGCCTCAGTTCGTCATTGACAGGCTGAATATCGCAAACTCCGATGAAAATAACCCACTTGGCGTGGCTGTGTTTGCATATGCCATTGACCAGCTCAAGAGCGTTGACATCACCTATGATAGCTATGTGAACGAATTTGTGTTGGGCAAGAAGCGCATTGTGGTGCAGCCGGAGGCAACCAAGAGCATTGACGGCCGGCCAGTGTTTGATAAGCGTGAGACCGTTTATTATGTACTTCCGGAGGACAGAGGCGGCAACGGCAACATCTTGCAGCAGGTCGATATGTCGCTGCGGACGGCGGAGTTCAACACCGGCATGCAGGATATGTTGAATGTCCTGTCCAGCAAGTGCGGCTTCGGTGAAAATCATTACAAGTTCGATCAGGGAAGTATTGCTACAGCGACGCAGGTTATCAGCGAGAACAGCACCATGTTCCGAACGATCAAGAAGCATGAGATTTTGCTTGAACAGGCAATCACAGAGCTTTGCAGGACGCTGCTCCGCATGGGGAACAGGTACATGGAAGCCGGGCTGAATGAAGAAGTGCAGATTTCCGTTGACTTTGACGATTCAATCATCGAGGACAAGCAGACGGACTTCCTGCGCGATATGCAGCTTCTCAGCGCAGGCATCATGAACGATTGGGAATTCCGCATGAAGTGGATGAACGAGGACGAAGCCACCGCAAAGGCGGCGCTGCCGAAGATGCAGGACATGACGACCGAAGGACAACAGGAGGTAGAGTAATGGGCGGTAGAGGCGGAGCCAGTGGCGGCATTGGAGCCGGAGAAACTGGGCGTGGGCGCGGTATAAGCCTTGCGCGGTTTTTGTCACAGCAGGATATTAACCGAGCAAACGCTGCGTCTGTCACTGATATGGGCGATATTATCAGGCGCACATTCGAGCGCAACGCTGCTGAAATCAATGGGCTTGAGCTGTCGGACGCTGAAAAGAAAGACGCAGTACAGCAGATGGCAACTCTCGCAACAACGGCGCTCAAAACGGCGGCAGGAGCAGTCAATCCTTATGCAAGCGGGCCTGCGCGCCTGACAACGGCGCAGAAAACAGGAAGCGCCGCAGACAGAGCTGCAAGAGCGCGCGGTGAAATGGATAGCTACATGCGGAAATTGCGTGACCAGTCCAGTAAAAACCGCAAAGCAGCAGAAAACAAGGCGTTTTCCAATGCCTTTGTAACAGCGCAAAAGTCCGGCGCGTTGGAAGTTACGGTAAACGGTAAGAAATACCGCAGAGCTAACAAGCGCAGCGGCACATGGCGCCCGGTATGATTAACTTTGAAAATCTCGACAAGTTCACATTCCTCGGCGTGGGCAAGTACGATATTCCACAAATCGAGCCGGTCAAGGCATATCCCGCAGGCGAATTTATCCCCGTGAATTACCATTACACCGCGAAAGACACGAAAAGCAAGATCGTGCATTTCTTCGTGGACGATTATCAATTCATCCGGTATTGGAACATGCCTGACAAATACGTTCCGAAACTGTCGCAGTTTGCGGCAGTGTGTGCGCCGGACTTTTCTACCTACACGGATATGCCGCTGGCGATGCAGGTATACAATCACTATCGTAAACACTGGCTTGCGGCATACTGGCAGCTCCACGGAATGACGGTTTATCCGACAATCTCATGGAGCGATGAGAATAGTTATGACTGGTGCTTTGACGGTGAACCTGTCGGCGGTGTTGTGGCGGTTTCCTCGGTGGGAACGCAGGCAAACGCTGAAAGCAAGCGCCTGTTCCTGCGCGGCTACGAAGAAATGATGAAACGGCTATCCCCGGAATGGGTGATCTTCTACGGCAGAGTGCCGGAAGAATGCGACTGGAACGTGATACGGGTAAAGCCGCATTACGACGATATTGTGAAACGGAGAAGGGCGGTGAGCGGATGAAGTACCCTTTTTAGCCCAGAACTATTAGACGCCATCCCGGAAGAGCTTGCAGAGCTGTTCCGAGGATTGGAAGATACGCTCCTCGATGAAATATGCAGTAGGCTTGCTCTGAAAGACCAGCTGAACGAAGTGACTGTTCAGGCAATCAGAGCGCTTCGTTCGCATGGTATCGACACGAAGGAGATTGAAAAAGCAATCCGCAAGACCTCTGGAATTAGCGAGAAGAAGCTCAAGGAGCTTTTCGACGATGTTATTGCCAGAAACCAGAAGTATTACACATCGGTTATCGACATGGCAGGGCTGACACAGCCTGATAGTCTGGTGAGCACTGCGACCATCGAAGCGATCAGCGTGCAGACGCTTGATGAATTCCATAACATCACACAGTCTATGGGATTTTTGGTGGACAAAGGCAGGACGATGCTTCCGCCCGCGCGTGCGTATCAGTGGGCGTTGGATTCTGCTGTCATGCAGATTCAGAGCGGGGCGATCAGCTACAATCAGGCGATTAAGTCTGCGGTGCAACAGCTTGCAGGCGGACTGAAAGTCGTGAACTACGGAAGCGGACACGTTGACAACATCGACGTTGCTGTTCGGAGAGCTGTCATGACCGGCGTGAATCAGATCTGCGACCAGTACACGAACCAAAGCGCAGAGTACCTTGATACGAGATACTTTGAAGTGTCTGCGCACTCTGGAGCGCGTGATAAGCCGGGAGCTTCGCCGTGGTCAAGCCACAAGGACTGGCAAGGGAAAGTCTATTACCAGAGTGAAAGCGGCGAACCTGACCCGCTGGGGCTTTACGATGACCTTGTAAAGACGACTGGTTACGGATATGTTGACGGGCTGACAGGTGCAAACTGTAGGCATCACAAATACCCGTTTGTTCCGGGAGTTTCGGAGCGAACTTACACCGATAAACAGCTTGAGCATATCGACGATGGTCTTGGCTGCACGTTTGACGGAAAGACTTACACAGCCTATGAAGCGACGCAGATGCAACGCCGAATAGAACGGCAAATCCGCGCGCAGAAGAAGCTTAGAAACGCATACAAAGAAGCTGGGCTTTCCGAAGACGCGACCGCCGCAAACATAAAGCTTCGGAGGCTGAACGCAGAATATAGCAGGTTCTGCAAGGCGGCAGGATTGCCGGAGCAACCAGAAAGAACAAAAGTTTTCTACAAATAATTTACAGGTAAAACCCGCGAAGCACTGCGGTTTTTATACAATCTATCGCCGCGAAGAATTGCGGACAAAGGAAAGGAAGATAGAAATGGCATTGACCAGAAAATTGCTGAAAGGCATGGGACTCACCGACGAACAGGTGGACACCATCATCGAAGCACATACCGATACCGTAGACGGCTTGAAGGCTGATGTCGGCAAGTACAAGTCTGATGCGGAGAAACTGCCCGACGTTCAAAAGCAGTTGGACGACCTCAAGGCGGCGGGCGATGGCGGATATAAGGAGAAGTACGAAAAGGAACACTCGGACTTCGAGGCTTATAAATCCGGAATCACAGCAAAGGAAAGCAAGGCGGCAAAGGAAAAGGCTGTTCGGGCTTACTTTGAAAGCAAAAATATCACAGGCGCAAATCTCGATCTTGCCATGCGCGGCTGCGGCGAGGAAATGACCGCGTTGGAGATGGACGGTGAGAAAATCAAGGACACAAAGAGCCTTGATGCACTTATCGAAGGAACTTATAAAGGACTTGTCTCCAAGCCTTCTGTTCGTGTGGACATGGGCGCACGGCTCAACGACGGCGGCAAGGCGATGACGAAAGACGAGATCATGCAAATCACTGACAGAGCGGAGCGGCGCGCTGCAATCGCCGCAAATATGGATTTGTTTAGAAAAGGAGACTAAAAATGACTGCTGATCCGAAACTGATTAAGAAAGCTGACCTCGCGCGCGTGCGCGAGATCGAATTTACCGAAATGTTTGGCTATTCCATCAAGAAGCTGATGGAGGCTCTTGGCGTTACCCGCAAAATCGCAAAGCAGGCTGGCACCGTGCTCAAGAGCTACAAGGCTACCGGCACGCTGGAAGATGGTGCCGTGGCGGAAGGTGAAACCATTCCACTGAGCAAGTACAAGACCGAGGCTGTGAACTACAAGGAGATCACGCTCAAGAAGTGGCGCAAGGCCACCTCTGCCGAGGCGATCACCGACCGTGGCTACGATCAGGCGGTGGAAATGACCACCGATGAAATGCTCAAGGATGTGCAGAAGGGCATCCGCAAGAGCTTTTTCGACTTCCTCTCGACCGGCACCGGCGCAGTGAGCGGTAAGAACTTCCAGACTGTTCTTGCGCAGGCTTGGGGCAATCTGCAGGTTCTTTTCGAGGATGACGAAATCGGCGCGGTCTACTTCATGAATCCGCTGGACGTTGCGGATTACCTGTCTACGGCCAACATCACCTTGCAGACCGCATTCGGCATGACTTACGTCGAGAACTTCCTCGGGCTTGGCACTGTGATCCTCAATTCCAGCGTTCCCAAGGGAAAGATTTATGCCACCGCCAAAGACAACGTTGTCCTGTACTACATTCCCGTGAACGGCGCTGATCTCGGCGAGGTGTTCGACTTCACTACCGACGCAACCGGCTACATTGGCATCCACGAGGAACCCGATTACACCAACATGACCGCATCGGACACCGTCATTAACGGCATGGAGCTTTTTGCCGAGCGCATTGACGGCGTGGTCGTCGGCACCATCGACAACGGCACGCTCGGTTCCCTGACGGTCACCTCTGCTGCTGGATCTAAGAGCGGCGATACCAAGCTGACCGTATCTCCGGCAAAGGCTGCGGCGGGTAACAAGTATAAGTATGCGTCCGGTGCCTCTGCCGCGACCGTCGCTTACGGTGACAATGTTGCCGGTTGGAACGATTGGGACGGCAAGAGCGACCTGACCATTGCAAGCGGCCAGACCGTGACAGTGGTTGAGTGCGACGGAAATTACCACGCGCTTAAGAGCGGCAATGCGAGCGTGACGGCAAAGTGATAAGGAGGCGGCGCTGATGACTTACGCAGATTTTGAATTTTACTCTGGCTGCTACTACGGCAGCGTGAGTGAAGAGGATTTCCAGCGTCTGGCCGTCCGCGCTAGCTCCTTCCTCGATTATTACACGCAGAACCGAGTAAAAGACTACGCGGATCTCGAAGCCGTTAAAATGTGCTGCTGCGCTCTGGTCGATCAGTATATGCTGATCGACACGGCGCAGGAGCTTGCCAGAAAGAATGTGTCCGCCGGGCTTGCATCTGAAGAAGGAGAATTGCAGAGCGAGACTGTAGGCGGCTATTCCCGGACGCTTCGCAGCGGCGGAGATTCTTCCGTATCCGCATTGAAAGCGGCTTCGGAGGCGAAGAATGCCCTTGCAAGCGTAGCGCGTGAATATCTAGCCCATACCGGGCTGCTTTACAGAGGCAGGTGTTTAGCATGTACGCCCCCCACACCGTAACAATCTACAACGTCACGCAGGAGCAAGACCAGGATTTCAATGACACGCAGAAGCGCTACATCACAGTGATTCGCAGCGTAATGCTCCAAGCGTCGAAAGCTGCCAACGTCCGCGCGAGCGGGCTTGAAGGAGCAGATGCGGTGAATCTGTACATTCCGTTCTCTGCGGTTGCTGTAGACGGCGTGACGGGCGCAGAAAAGCGCTACGTCGGCCCGCAAGAATTCTGGCGTGCAACTGATAAAAGCAAGATCTGGACGTTGTCCACGGACGGGAACGGCGGCACGACCTTCTTTGCGAAGGGTGAAGTAGTCGAACCGGACAAGACGGAAGAACAGATTGAGATGCTTTACGACGATGTGTACAAAGTGACAAAGGTGGACATGAAGGACTTCGGCAGTCCTTCTATGCAGCACTGGCAGGTCGGAGGCTCGTGATGCTGAAATTCAGCGTAAAGGCAGACGGATTTGACGCGCTGCAGGAAAAGCTCGCGCAGGCCTGCACCAAAGCGGAGCATATTGTTGCAACGCAGGTGCGGAAGGACACAAGCCCATATGTGCCGTTCCTGACTGGTTCTCTCAACGAGAGGACGCGGGTTGTGGGAAATTCTGTTGTCTACCCCGGCCCGTATGCGCGATTTTTGTACTACGGGAAAGTCATGGTAGATCCGGAGACCGGGAGCACATACGCGCCGAAGGGCGGCACGAAAGTGCTAACCGACAAAAACCTTGTGTTTAACAAGTCCGGACACGCACAAGCACAGGCGCACTGGTTCGAGGCTTCAAAGGCTGAGAACCTTGATAAATGGATCCGTGTTGCGGATAAGGCGGTGAAAAATGGTCTCTGAAAAGCAAAGAAAACTGGTATCCGCAAAGGAAGAGCAGGACATTGCCCGAAAAATGATGATCTGGGCAAACGCCTTTTCCGATGACGACATGCCAGCTGCAACGATCAACTACGAATTCCTCGCCGCCGACTCGGCAAGCATGGCCCTGTCCGCCATTCAGGGCGCGTACATCACACGAAAATTCATCCTCGGCGGGCATGAGGCGGAATATCAATTCAAGATCATCGCCCGCATCAAGCCCGGAAACAGCAACGACAAGCGCCTGAAATGCGACGCCATGCTGAACCGCTTCGGGGATTGGGCCACGCAGAACCCGCCGGATTTGGGCGACGGGATGCGCGTCCGGCGCATGGAAGCTGTCAGCCGCTCGGCCCTGTTCGCCCGGTATGAGGACGGCACAGAGGATCATCAAATTCTAATGAAACTGACATATGAGGTGATTTAACTATGGCAAATAAATACACAATCGCGGCAAAAAACGGCGAGAGCGCAGTCCGTGAAATGCTGATTACCGCTCTGGACACCAGCGACAGCACCACATCGAAGTGGTCGGCGATGGGCGTCAAGGTGACGGAGAGCTCCATCAACTACGATTGGGGGCAGGAAACGAAGAAGGACATTCTGGGGCACGTGTACACGAACGCACAGACACCAGAAATGACACAGAGCTTTTCCGGCAGTGAGATTGTAGGCGGTGACGACGTGATGAACCATCTGCTCAATCTTGCAGTCGTGGAGAAGAACCATGCCGCTCTGGTAAATCAGAAATGCCTGATCATCCACACATACCTGCAGGACTCCGCAGGGAAGTCGTTTGCAGAGCAGTATGACGCCTGCGCGGTGCTCGTCACGACAGACGGAGGCGAGGGCGGCGGCGTTCTTGCTTCGGACATTGAAGTGACATACGGCGGAAACAGGACAACAGGAACCGCAGCGCGCGGTTCGGATGGAACCATCACGTTCACGCCGGATTCGGATTAAGGAGGCTGCATAAATGCCTGAAATCAAATTTGAAACCGGTATCGTATCGTTCAAGCTGAACGACGCGGCGGAAGTCTCCTTCAACCCGACCGACAGCGCATTTGTCGAACAGATCTTCAACACCTTTGACGAGCTGGACAGGAAGCAGGAGGCGTATAAGGCCGAAGTCGACCACTGCGCGGACAAGAAGGAGATTTTCGCCATTGCCCGCCGCCGCGACGCGGAAATGCGGGACATGATCGACGGTCTGTTTGCCAAGCCTGTCTGCGCAGACCTGTTCGGCACTATGAACGTCTACGCGCTGGCCGACGGCCTGCCAGTATGGTGCAACCTCATGCTGGCCGTGATCGATCAGATCGACACGAGCTTCGCGGCAGAGCAGAAGAAGACCAACCCGAGGATTGCGAAATATACAGATAGATGGAAAACGCGCAGGCCCCCTGTTCGCGAAATATATTGATAGATGGGGAAAGTGATCTATTCCCTGCCGACCTCTGTTGAGGTCGACGGAACAGAATACGCGATCCAATCTGATTACCGCGCAATCCTCGATATCCTCGTAGCCCTGACAGACAGGGAACTGGACGAGCGGGACAAGGCGGAAGCGGCGCTGACCATCTTCTATCCCGACTTCGAAGAAATGCCCGTCAGCGACTATCAGGAAGCCCTGAACCAGTGCTTCCGCTTCATCGACCACGGGCAGGAGAATCGAGAGAAGAGAAAGCAGCCAGAGATCATGTCATGGGCGCAGGACTTTGATCTCTATATTGCGCCTATCAACCGAATCGCGGGCTGCGAGGTCAGGGCGCTGGAATACCTGCATTGGTATTCGTTTCTATCGTACTATCAAGAAATCGGAGATTGCCTGTATGCACAGGTGGTTTCTATCCGCGATAAAAAGGCCAGAGGGAAGAGCCTCGACAAACAGGAGAGGGATTTCTACCGGCGCAACCGGGATATCGTCGATCTGAAGACAACATACTCGGAGGCCGAAGCCGACCTGCTTGCCGTATGGGGAGTCGGGACAAAAAACAGCCGCCCCGGTTAAGGGGCGGCAGCAGGAAAAACTTATTTTTTATACTCGAAAACGATTTCGCTACCCCAGAAGCTTGGAGAGAATCGAATCTCGATCTCACTCCAATCCTGCGGCGCTTCATATCCGACGACACCTTTCATTTTCTTCCCGGCGGCAATCGTGCCGTCAAGCTGCGGCTCGTCGGAACTCATCATGGCGGTGAGGCTGAGGCTGGTTGTATAGCCATCAATGTAGCTTTCGAATGAAAGCATGGTGCTGGACGCAATATCGCGGGATGAATTGTTTTCGATCTCGAATTCGCACAGAACAAAGACCTTTCCATCATCCGGCGAGACGTAATTTTGGCCGGAATTCTCGGTAACACTGAGCAACGTGACCGTCACGTCGTCCAGAACGACCTGATCCCCAACGTCAAATGTTTCGAGGCTGGAATCAGTCTGCTGTTGTGGTTGCTGCGAAGAAGAACTTGATTCCCCAACCTTTTCGGGCTTGGAAGACAACCCGCAGGAAGCAAAGGCCGCACCGATAAAGACAGCGAGGCAAAGAAACACAATCAAGGCAGTCAGGCAACCGCTGGGACGTTTCGCCTGCTTCTTGGTTTTTAGCCCGCCAACAACGTCAACGCGGTTCGAGGCGTTGATTTTGATGGTAAAAAAAGCATTCTGCTGCCCTTCGGCAATAACAAAGGATATGGTTTTATCCAGACGGCGATACCGGTAAAAAGAAAGTTCGTGCTGGCCCGGAGCGGCCACAGCTCGAAGTTCTTCACCGTTTTTCAGCGTGCCGACATCACAGCCATCCAATGCAACGCCGACGGTCAGGCCAGAACCGTAAAAAGAATTGTCCCGGCTAATTTGGATAATGCAATCACTCATATTTCTTACCTCCTTACTTGGAAGATAACACAAATAATGACAAAAATCAACCGAAAAGGTGGCGAAAATATGGCAGATGGGAAAATTGTGGTCACCGTCGACGCGGACGCGAAAAAGGCACAGAAAGAGCTGGATACGCTGTCTGCGAAAATCGACAAGATGGAAGCAAAGCTGAACGAGGACACCGGAACGCAGAGCGGGCTTAAAAAGGAGCTGGACGCTGCGCTTCAGTCCGCAAAGCAGACGGAAGACGCGCTGAAATCGCTCCGCTCGGAGGCTGACCGCCTAAAGGGCATCACGTCCGGAAGCGCTTCGGCTAATCCAGCGGAGTACATAGACGCTTATTCTCGACAGGCGGAGGTTGCTGCGCAGATCAAAGAGCAGGAACAGCTGCTGGTGCAGCAAAACAAAACGGCGGAAAAGCTTGGGAGTCAATATGCAAAGATCACCGACAAGGTGATAACCCAGACTGATGCGCTTGACGCTGCAAAGGCTAAAGCCGGAGAGCTGGTGCAGCAGATCACAGACGCCAGCGGAGCCTCGGCCCGCATGGCCGAAGCGTCGGCGCGCGTCGAAAAAAGCATGAATAAATTCGGGAGAAGATTAAGCGGGGTACTGAGGAGCGCGCTGGTCTTTACTGTCCTGTCCCGCGGCCTTTCCCAGCTGCGCAGCTGGCTCGGGGAGACGATCATGCAGAATGAGGCGGCCCGTGCATCTATCGCGCAGCTGAAAGCAGCTCTTCTGACGCTTGCACAGCCGATCCTCGAAGTCGTGATCCCGGTTTTTGTGAAGCTGGTCAACATTCTGGCACAAGTCGTGACGGCAATCGCAAAGTTTTTCGGTATGCTGTCCGGGAAAAGCTGGAGCGCGCAGGTATCTGCCGCGAAGGGACTGAACGCCGAGAAAGAGGCGCTGGAGGGCGTAGGTTCTGCCGCAGAAGACGCAAGCAAAAGCATGGCCGGATTTGACGAGATCAACCAGATCACCAGCAATCAGGCGTCCGGCGGCGGAGGCGGGGCGGGCGGCGCTGCCGACTCGAGCGGGATCACGCCGGATTTCTCGAATCTGGATCTTGCCGAAGATAAGCTGAACGACATCCTCGGCATTGTCGGCGCGATCGCGGCCGGACTGCTCGCGTGGAAGATCGCCAGCATGTTTACAGACAGCTTAAGCAAGATCGGCGGCATCGCACTTGCGGCCGCAGGCGCGTTTGCGCTTGTCTATTTCTGGCTGGACGCATGGAACAACGGTATCGACTTGACTAATTTTCTCGGGATGCTCGCCGGGCTTGCGGCCCTTGCTGGCGGACTCGCAATTGCATTCGGGCCGACCGCTGCGGCAATCGCTCTCGTGGTAGGTGGCCTTGCGATGTTAGTCGTCGGGATCAAAGATGTGATCGAAAACGGCTTTACGCTGGAAAACACACTGACCATCATCGCCGGACTACTTGCCGCCGGTATTGGGATCAGCATCCTGACGGGCAGCTGGATTCCGCTCCTGATTGCCGGGTTTGTTGCCGCTTTGGTGGCACTTGTTTCCTTTACCGGGCACGGGGAAGAGCTGATTCAAGGGCTGAAAAAAATCATAGACGGATTCGGGAAGTTCTTCAAGGGCGTGTTTACGGGAGACCTGAAACTTGCAGCGGAAGGTGCAAAGCAGATCTGGGAAGGGCTTAAGCAGACGTGGAACGCGATTGTAAACTCCATCAAGGACGCGTGGAACGCATTTATTACATGGCTGCAGGGTAAGAACCCGGCACTTGCTGCGATTTTTGAAACGATCGGAAAGCTGTTCTCCGACCAGTACAACGCATGGAAAAAGATCCTCAGCGGCCTTATTACCTTCCTGACCGGCGTATTCACCGGAGACTGGAAGAAAGCATGGAACGGTGTCCTAGATATTCTGAAAGGCGTTTGGAATCTCATTGTCGGCACGGTCGAAGGCGCGATTAACTTTATCATTGACGGAATTAACCTTTTGATTTCCGCTTTGAACAAAATCCACTTTGAAGTTCCAGATTGGGTTCCGCTTGTTGGCGGAAAATCATTTGGCATCAACATCACGCCTGTTTCCCGTGTATCGCTCCCCCGCCTAGCCTCCGGCGCGGTCATCCCGCCGAACCGGGAGTTTATGGCTGTGCTGGGAGACCAGAAAAGCGGAACGAATATCGAAACCCCGCTTGCCACAATGGTGCAGGCGTTCAAGCAGGCCATGAACGAAACGGGCGGCATGGGCGGCAGACAGATCACGGTTGTTATGCAGCTCGACCACAGAGAACTTGGACGCGCGGTGTATAACCTTAACAACGAGGAAACACAGCGCGTCGGAGTGAAGCTTGCGGGGGTGAAGGCATGACAAGCATTTTGAGCCTTGACGGCAAGGAGTATCCGAATCTGCATGTTGTGAGCCTAAAGCGTTCGTTTTCCGTCCTCGACGGCGATAACGCGGGCCGCGTGATGACCGGCGCGATGACGCGCGACATTATCGGTACATTTTACAATTACAGTTTGGAGATCGATCCTGTTTCGTCTGATCTTGCAGAATATGATGCGTTTTACGAGAACATTTCCGCGCCGGTCGATAGCCACGTTCTGACTGTCCCGTATGCGCAATCTGTTTTGACGTTTGATGCCTATGTGGCAAACGGAGAAGATGAACTTGTATCAAGATACGGCGATAGGAGCGAATGGCAGAACTTATCGATTAACTTTGTTGCAATGAAACCGAAGAGGGTTCCGGTATGAGCGTTCGAGTGATTTATGAGGACGTTGCGGTAGGCGCGGCGGAGGCGGCCAGCGTGGCGAGTACCGCCGCGCAGCCGATCTCCGACCTGTCCCTGCTGACATACGGCGCAGAGCCGGTGACCGTTGCGACGAACGAGCTGAACCAATGGAAACTGGACGGCTCCCGTCCGATCCTCACGACCGAGCGGGCGGCGTTCTGGTCTTCGGCTCCGAGCAAAGCGGACTGCACCTTTGACGCGAACCCGACGCTGACTATCACGCTGGACGGCACGTTCGCAAGCTCCGGCATTTACCTCTATTTTGACGGTGGCACCGGCGACTATTGCAGCGCCCTGACCATGACGTGGTACAACGGCGAGACAACCGTCGCGTCGCAGGACTTCACGCCGGACGGCCAGAAATATTTCTGCGCCAAGCCAGTCACGGGCTACAACAAGCTCGTGATTGAGCTGAAAAAGACGAGCCTGCCGTACCGCTATGCGAAGCTCCGACAGATATTCTTCGGCATCGTCCGGGAATTCGAGCGGGAGGATCTGCGCAGCGTCAACGTCACCGAGGGTGTCAGCGTGATCTCCGACGACGTGGAGATCAATACGCTGGATTTCACGCTCGACAACTCAGACGATATTGACTTCATTTTTCAGGAAAAGCAGCCCGTCAGCGCCTACGACGGCGCAAAGCTGATCGGCGTCTTTTACATCAAGAGCTCGTCCCGGTCGAGCGAACGGCTCTATGATGTATCCTGCCAGGACGCGCTCGGCATTCTGGACGACGAGCCCTTCGCGGCGGCGGTCTACAGCAGCAAAAACGCGAAGGAGCTGATAACCTCGATTCTCGGCGCGCACTTCACGCTGGACTTCGACCCTGCGCTGGAAGACGAGACCGTAACCGGCTATATCCCGGACTGCACGAAACGAGAAGCGCTGCAACAGATCGTTTTCGCGCTTCGTGCGACCATTGACACAAGCGCGTCGCGTGGCGTGCGCGTCCGGAGGCTCACAGCAGCCTCTCCTGCCACGATTCCGCTTGATCGGACATACACGGGCGGCAGCGTTGAAACGGCGGCAGTGGTCACGGAGATCCGCGTGACGGCACACAGCTATTCGGCGTCCGGAAGCGGGGAGAACGTGGAGGTCGGCGGTACGACCTACTATCACACGACGTCTGTCACGTCCAAGACCAATCCGAACGCCACCACACAGACCAAGCCGAACGTCATCGAGGTACGCGACGCTACGCTGGTCAACAGCGACAACGTTGCCGCCGTCGCGCAGCACGTCTTTGACTACTATATGCGCCGTCAGACGCACAGTGTCAAAATTGTCATGGACAAGGAAGCCCCGGGCGATTACGTGCAGACCACAACGCCGTGGGGCACGAAGATCACCGGAACGATCACCAGTATGGGCATTCGCCTCAGCGGAATCGCAGCGGCAGAATGCAAGATTATCGGCACATAGAACGGAGGTGCGACATTTGGTACAGGGAGATTCGTATAACCTTAGTGTTACCATCAAGAATAAAGGACAGCCGCTGGACGTTGCAAGCGTTGAAAAGGTGGAAATTTCTCTGCTTTATCTGCAAAAGAGCTATCCGGGAGAGATCGGATACGAGGACGGAAAGTTTCTGTTTCCCCTCACCCAGCAGGAGACCTTTCGGCTCCCGAAGCTCTGCCAGATGCAGGTGCGCGTGAAATTCAAGAGCGGTGACGTGATTGGCTCGGAGATCAAGCAGATCGACGTTGCGCACGCGCTTTCAAAGGCGGTGTTGTGATGGGCGGCATTGAATTTGAACTCAAGAACCGCGACCCGATCGACGTTTCCTTTAACGTTTCCGTGCGTGCTGGCGGCGGCTCCGGCGGCGGCTACAACATCGGCCCCGGCCTGAAGCTGGACGCCGAAACCAACACCCTGTCCGTCGATACGGCGGACGCAGTCGAAAAGGACAACACCAAGCCTGTCACCTCCGCCGCTGTGTTTGCGGAGGTAGGCAACATCAACGCGCTGCTCGCGACGATTTAAGGAGAGGATTTTATGAGCACACAGACTGAAATTACAAGATTGCAGACCGCGCGGAACAAGCTGCGCACATGGCTCGTCGGCCTCGGCCTCGCCGCGAGCACGGACAAGCTCGGCGCGCTGGCCGACAAGGCTGCAGCCATCAAAAATCAGGGCGCGGTTGACGCGCAGGTCAAGGAAGGCGAATCCTACACCGTCCCCGCGGGATATCACAACGGCTCCGGCACGGTCAAGGGCGTCTCCGGCGGCGGCAACTACAACCTCCAGGCCAAATCCGTCACGCCGACGAAGGAGCAGCAGTCCATCACACCAGATCAGGGCTATTACGGCCTGTCCGGCGTGACCGTCGG